ATTAGGACACTAATGAAACAAAACGATATAACAGATTATGATGTAGCCAAATTAACAGCTCAAAATATTGAGAACTTGTTTAATATTTACCAGGATTCTGATGGTAATTATTTCTATAATATTCTACGTACTGTTGATTTTCCTGAAGATCTTGATCCTTCAATTTATGGTACCTATGTTACTCAACCTGGTGATACTTGGCCTTTAATAGCTTGGAAGTTTTATAAAGATGTTAAACTATGGTGGCTAATTTGTGCACTTAATAATGTGATTAATCCTGTAGCCCAACCAGTATCAGGAACCAGTTTAAAAATACTTGAGAATTCTTTTGTTCGTCAAATTCTATCACAAATAAAAGGAAGTTAGTATGGACGTTGTGCCAAATCAAAATAATCCAACAGTGTTAGACAGTACTACCGCAACACAAAAATTAGTTGGTAATCAAATGTTTGATATCATAGTAACCTTTGATAACCACACTTTACCACCCTATACCCTCCCTACAGCGGCTATATTACAATTAGTTATTGAAGATAACTTATTAGAATGGCCCTACAAAGGATATTTGGTCTATAAGAATATCTATGAGGGGTTAGAACGAAGCAAGGATGTCGCTACTAATAAATCATTATATTATTATCGCATGGACGCTCGAGACGAACTTACTATTGAAATTAAACCAATTACCCCTGGTATAGATTTACCACCAGAGATTTGGAATATGAAATATACTATGATAATCTACGATGTTGAGGATCCTAAAGCCTCTAACATAACAGAAAAAGTTAAAAAGGTATATTTTTGGGATAAACGATATCAACAGTTAATGGATAAGAAACTACAATGGAGTACTTCCACTGCTCAGGGGTTAAAATCACCAGCTTTAGCTACTGATGAAGAAAGATCGATGAAGACTGGTTTAGCATTAAAGCAATTATTAACAGATGCCGGAATGAAAGAGTTTATTGATACAAATCCTAAAAATTGGGATGAAGGATTGTCAAAATTATTATTTACATCACCGGCTAATTATTCTGTCTGTGATTGTATAGAATCAATTTGTTCTAAACATGTAAGTCAAAAGGGTGACCCTTGCATATTCAATATTAATCGTAGTACAAATAAATGGCAATTAAAATCCTTGTCAAATCTTTTTGTTGACGCAGGAAAAGTTGAACCGGGGCCATTACAAATAGAACACTTATTCTTTGAAGATTTTGCAGCTGAAACCAACTCAGGTAATACAACACCATATAAAGCCCCAGTTGATGAAAGAAATTCTCCAACAAGTGATATGTATAAAAAAGATATTAAAGTAGCAGAATGGAATAAAATTACTACCTATGATTTTGTAGATATGTCAGGGATTGATAATACTAAAGCATTAATAAGTAAACCAATAATATTTTATAGTTCAAAGGATAAACAATTTGGATTGGATTTTACAGATCAAGAGATAAAAAAAGTAAGAGAAGATTTTAAATCTTTATATACTAAATATCTTTATCCAGACGGAAAACCGGAACCAATATTTACCCTAAATAAATCAAAGACGGAACAATATAACATACAACCAAAATTTGCTTATACTGATTCAAGCAATTTTCCAGATAAGAACAGTCGAAAGAAAATAGGAATGACAGAAATTTTATTCTCTGGTATGTTTTTAAATGAATGTATCAATATGAGGTTATTAGGATCTACCCATAGAATAGCTGGAACATTTGTAGGTATTGATCGAATGTTCGGTGATGATAATGAATTAGATAAGAAACTTTGTGGTCAATGGCTTGTAGTAAGTGTCCGACATGTTTTTAATCATACTAAATATGTTAATGATGTAACAGCTGTTAAAGTTCATTCTTATGAAAAAATTGATATTAAAGAGGATATTGATTAATGTTAATTGCAGATCTAGAAAAACAAATTACTGATTCAGTTAAAACAATTAATCCAACTGGGATTTATGTTGATACAGATGTTGGAGATTTGGAACACTTAGAATTGGTTGGCTGGCTTGAAACCAATAAAACTGATTTATTAAGTAATGATATTCGTAATCTAATTAGGTTAAGAACCTATAAAGAAAAAGAAGATTCTGTAGAAGCTTTAAAGAAAATAATCTCTAGTATTTGTGGAGTGTTGCAAACAAAGAAGGTTTCGGTTTTAAGAATATGGGTCGCAAAATTATTGCGAGTACATCCTAAGATTGACAACGATCCAAATGTTAATAATTCAATTTATTTACAACCCATGTCTGAAGAAATTGGTGGTCGAACGTTGGGATATAGTACCGATACACAAAGTTTAGAGTTAGCAGATTGGTCGACAAATAAAGCAAAATCTATTCGAAAAAATGTAGAGTTAAAACTAAACCCAGATATTCTAACAATGATTAATAGTAGTTATACTGCTTTAAATGAACGGTTTGTACAAAACATTTCTCTTGAGTTTTTTGAAGAACGAAAAATAAGTCGAGTTGGTAGCACTGGGTCTCATGATTTTCATTTAGCTGGTGATACAACATATCCAACTAAAATATTAGATCCGGTTAAACCACAAATTAAAACAAACATTGAAGATTTCTTAAAGGATAGTGTGAGATTGATTAATTACCTATATCCAGTAATTAATTTAAAGAGTTTCACTGACGAATATATTACGGTTAAGACGGAAGAGGTTGATCTTAATGTTAATGATAAAGGTAATATCTATATTACTATTCCTTTAGTTGTTAACAATAATGTATTAAAACCACAAGTAGGAATTTAATGGAAAAGACATATCATTCCAATTATCTCGGATTAGTAGTGCAAAACGATGATCCAGAAAAACGTGGCCGAATTAAAATTTGGGTTCCTCATGTCTCTGCTGTAGTATATGATAATTGGAATAAAGATGCTAAAGATAAGAATTTTGTATTTCCAGATAAAGAGTTAGATGTTGATTTAGATACTATTTTACCGGTGTTAAAAAATATTCTCCCATGGGCAGAATGTGCCTCACCACTATTTGGTGGTTGTGCTTCGGCAAGGTATAACGCATTTACCCAACATGGTACTACATCTGATACTAACTATTGGGAAGAAGATAAACAAGTAGAAGGGTTTAGACCCTTACAAAATTACGTTGGGGATAATGTCTATCCAGATGCGTTTAGTGCTTCAAATGAAAAGAAAAATAGGTTTGTTAATCCGTATGCATATCAATACTCTCCTTCAAATTATTCTAATGCCGCTCGTGGTATGTTTACTATTCCTAATGTTGGTTCTCATGTGTGGGTCTTTTTTATTGATGGTAACCCTAATTGTCCTGTTTATTTTGCTGTGTCTTATGGTCAAGAGGATTGGAAAGGCATTTATGATTCGCAAGTAGATAGTCCAGAAACCTATGAGAACATTTCAAAAACTGAAAATAAAGATCAACAATTAGATGAAGATGTTAAAACATTCAGGGCTAAGACGGTTTATAACTCTAATAAACATACTATAGAATTGATTGATACTGATAATAAAGAGATTCTTAAACTAACACACTATTCGGGATCTTTTAAAGAGTTCAACAATTATGCTAATATAGAACTAGCTACCAATAATGATCAAAAAATGGTATTAGGTAACCAATTTCTTACGGTACAAAAAAATCAAAGTATTTATGTTGCTACTAATCAAGAAGTAATTATTGCGGGGGATCAATATACCACGATTGGTGGAGCTGCTACTCAAAAAATTGAAGACGTTATTAAGATCCTTAAAGAACTTCATGAGTATAAAAAACTGTTTGATGTTCAACGAGCTCAAGTAGGTGAAGCTCCAAATGACGTTTCCAAATATCAACAACGAAATGGTACTTTTGCCGTTTGTCCTGTTTGTAAAAATATCCCATATACACCTAATCTATTACCAGTACAACAAACTGCAATTGTAATGGCTGGGATTTATACTTATTTATGGTCTCTTGAAACCCCAGAAGGTGTAGAAGAAACATTAGGTTCAGAATTTCAATCAGCTATCGGTCAAACTGGATATTATTTAGGTGCTCGATGCGATGTATGTAATAATAATGCATCTGGAACTAATACACCAGGATATAGTCCTTCAACTCAAGATGGTACATGGACTCAGGATCCAAATAAGATTTCTGAACTTCAAAAAATGTTAGCAAAGAGAGCTCAAGAAATAGCATCATTAGAAAAACAACTTGGTGAAGGCGATCAAATAATTAACATTGTCAAAAATAAGATTGAAACTGTTGGTAGTATCATGAATGACATGAAATCTTATAGAGTCGACCCAATTGGTAAATTGAGAATTGATGGTGTTCATGTAGCTGTTGAAGATGCATATGCTACCTTTAAACCATCTCCACATGTTGAATATGTTGACGTTGACGATGTACCCGGTGGTGACTATAATTTAACAGCAACAAATAAGTATAAATTGCTTGTTGGTGCAAAAGGTATTAATATTAAGACCTTTGGTCCAATTGATATGTATGGAACAATTGTTAATTTAGTTGGAGAACAAATTAACATGTCATCACAAAACGAAGTGTTTATTGATGGTGGTGAAAGATTCTCAATTAGAGCTCGTAAAGTGGCGTTAATACCATTTGAACATAATCCAGTAGTAGTAGAAGGTCAATTACATGTTACTCGTAATACTGTTATTGGTGGTGGAATGTTTATTAATGGTGAATTAGGTGTTAACCATATTACTGCTACCTATGAGTATAAAGATACCGAATTGGGTGGAACATCGGTAACAGATTTATCAATGGGACCGGTTCCACCACATGTTCACCCAATACAACCACATACACATTTATACAAACATATTCCAGTTGGTGAGTTCTTACCGTCATATGATGCAGTTCGTAATAAGATGGCATCTTTAGGTGTTAACTCTACAACAAGTATTGCAGCTGCTTTACCAGCTGGGTCGTATGGTAGTTGTGGTGATGAAATTTATACTAGTTTGGTTATACCTGATCAGCAAAGATATATTTCCGAAAAACTTAATGGCATTAAGTTTAGTAAAGTATTACCAAGTGTTGTTGGATGTAAAGTTACTGAAAATAGTGATGGAATACATAGAGAGTATAGTTCAACATTTAATGCTGTCGGACTTGATGGTAAATTCAAACCAAATGCTGTTACAATTACGACTGAAGTTAATATGGACGTCGAAACACCTACTGGTCCAAGTAACGGCGGCGCCGGACCTGAAACAGTTGAAACATGGGATAACTTATAATTATGAGCGATAGAATTAAAGGTACAACAATTAGGCCAACATGTAATACTTGTGGTTCACCAAAACCAACAAATTATATTCAAATGGTTAATGATATATTAGCTACCCCTTCAGCTACCATGGATCCTAATAGTACAATTTATCAAAATGCACTAAATCAATTTAATGATGCTCTTCGTAAGGGTACAACACAGAGATTAAGTGTTCCAAAAGGGTTTTGCGGATATATTGATCCGACAAGTGGACAATTTAGAGTAACTCCGGAACCTGATATAACGTTATTGCACCCAAATGAAAGATTAACCGTACCTGGCGTATTACTTCCTGTTACAACATCTCTTGCACCAAGCAGTTATCCCATTGATGAATGTTTAGCTTCAGGTCGTCCAGGATCAAAACCCTATGCTGATTGTTCTGCAGGAAAACTTATTGAAATATCAACCCCATATTATAATTGGGGTGATGTTTATAATGGAATGGACCAACCAGAAATGACTGTATTAATGGAAGAAGTTCGACAACTAATTAGAGATGGGTATACTAAGTATCAGGATGCTATGCCAGATGACAACGGTGGATTTTTTGATAAGATTATTCCGGTTGTTATAGCAGAACCAACAGTACTATAATTAACGCCTTAGGCGCGATTCCATCAATCCAATAAAGATACTTTTTAATTGTTCAATCAAAGCATCTTCTTGCATTGTATTATTAGCATGGTTAATTACAAATCTATCCCCATTACAAGTATATCCAATTACTACAAATCCGTTAAGATATTCACTTAACATACCTTCAAGATATTTCAAACTACCCAATTTTTCTTTTTGCTTTTGGTGTAATCGAGCATCCTCTTTAAGTTGTTGCTCGATCATATCATTTAAAAATGCTTTAACTTCTGGATTTTGAATATCACTAATCGGAATCATGCCTGCAGGGATCGGGGGTATTGGCGGAATGATCGGTGGCGGAATGATCGGAACGATTTTTTGATTCTTTTTAATTCTCTTCGATTTCATTTTAAATATTTATCAAAGAGAATTAAACGGTAACTGGATCTGCTTCTACTTTTGGATTTTTGGTTCTATCTTGCTTTTGAATGTTTGGATATTCTCTTGCTTTGTTGTTAATACCAAACTTTACTAGATATTCAATAAGAACCTCAATTGAGCTTGTTTCTATTTTAAATCTACCTGGTATAAATTGTCCACCGTCATAGATTTCAAAATAACTTGTACCCAAACTAGGATCATTTTGATAACAGGTACAAAATATCGAAGCTACACCAGGATCAATAACTACAGACCATGATCTTGGATCTGCTAATTGATAATTCATATAAAGCTTATCGACAACATAACCACTGTCACGAAGTCTCTTGATAAAATAACCCATTGTTGTTAATTTATTACCCATTGTATTCTCCTATTTGACTAATGCCGATACTATGTACTTAAGTGTTAAATTTGCGTCGGTTATTTCGAACATTAACACTTTTAACTTTGTGTTTATTTTTACTAAAACATTATTTGCTTTGATACCAGAGAAAATTCTAAAGATCTCTAAATCAACTGGTAATATCTGTTTAATTTCTGTTCCGACAAATGCGTTGGAAATAAATAACGTTAAGCTATCAATATTTTGAATTGTCTTATCTGTTAACTCCGCATATACATCTGTACCTTTTGTATAGAAGTAGATCTTATTAGAATCTGTCGCTATAGCACTTCCTTTAAGGATATTATTCAACGTATTTATATTCAAGTCAAATGAACTATCAAACGTCAACTTACCAATCTTATCTAAACTAATAACAGATTTTTGAATAATACCGTCATCAAGTAAATGATAAGTAAACTTAATATCGTTGGTATCATATTTAAGATTGTTAGAGTTTAATTCCAATTCAAAATCTTCATTATTAATACAATCAAATATTCTGCATAAACGTTTTACATCTGGTATGTTTAATACTGTTGATGTCTTCTCTGGTAAATCTGTATTTACTTTCAAATTGCCATAAAGAATAATGTTACCATTATCTGTATTGGTTAATGTGTAAATAAACCCAGGATGAACATTTATAATACATTTATCAGAAATTTTACTAATAGGTGTTAAAAACCTATTAATAACTTCATTTTTATTTATCTTTAATTTCATGTTTGGTTACTGGTTCTTCAATGTCTTCAAAGTTTCTTTGGATTTTCTTAATTCCTATTCTGCCGTTATACAACATTCTAACGATCTTTATTAATCGTTCTACCTTTTTTTCCAAATCAACAAGACGCTTTTCAACTCGCTTTTCTTTTTTATCATCAACCCGAGTTATCGTTGTCACTGTACGTCCAGATTTAGTCTCAAACCGTTTTCTTAATTCAGGTTCAATAAATGCATCTTTCCAAATTTCTTTATCACTTTTCATTTCTTTAAAAGACCTTTCAATGTTTCTATTTCTCTAAGTATTATATCTAATTTTCTATTTATTTCAATCAAATCTATACTAGCACCTATCGGTGTAGGTATTGTTGGTATTGGCGTAGGTGCGTATTCTATTAATGGTGGTTGAATATCTTGTGGTATGTTTAGAGGTGGCATAAATTCTGGGGGGTGACCATTATTACCAGAATCTAATATTTCTGGTGCTAATGGTGTTGATTTTGGTGCTGTAATCATCATACGATCAATACTTGGTATTGATCTTGTTGATGATCTTGTTGATGAATTTGTATGCCGAGTTCTATTTGGTTGCCCATTATGAACAAAATTACGAGGATTAATTTGATTAGCTCTATTAGTACCATGATCAATATGACTTTGATCAACCTTACTAAGTTGTTGGCTAACAACTGCTGCTAATTTAGCTACTTCTATTTCGTCCGATGTCATTATTGTAATTTTCTACCTGCCGTAATTATAGCTTGACAATCATGGACATGAATACTTTCACAGTGAGTAATAACTATTGAATAATCTGATATGGTCTTGTCTAAGAGTTTATGGTTTAACCTCTCAGAAATACCTCTAGCCATGTCTTCAACAAACATAGGATTCTCATACATCTTCTCGGTTTGATAAGCCTCGTCTACCCGTTTTAAACCATTAACAATAGGTGCCGAAGCTGTAGATTCAACAATCTCTATAAGATCCTCGATCCAACACATTTCTTCAGGTATTAATTCGACCATTACCTTAGCAAAACTTCGTTGGTTATGAGCACCATAATCTGAAATTTCTTTACTACAAGGGCAGAGGGATGTATACGGAACCTCAACGGTTAAAAAGAACTGATTAACATCATGTATTCCAGAACAATGAATTCCTTTATCATCAATGTAATCTCCGTCACACGTCTTATGTTTACCTTCAACACAACACTTGTAATTAAGATATGATTTTAGTTTACTTGCTGGTGCTGTTCTTACCAGAAAATAATCAAACTTGATTTTAACATATGAATCTGTTGCTTCAAGTTTTTTACTAGTGGTTTCCAATAAGGTTCTTAAATATTCGCGAAGATTAAGATCTTTACCAATAAGATGTTCCTCAACAATAATTCGGTATCGGGACATATTAGCCCCTTTAACCTTTGAATTAAGATTGGTATATATAGATACTTCTGCCGAAGAAGCATTAACAGTATTATCCTTGCGGAGGACTTTTAGAGGAACCTGTACTCCGTGTATACCAACCTTCTTGATTTCCATTTGAGGAAATCCGTCATGTTGTTGCTGAATATCAGCAAGATCTTCTTTTCTTTTTATTTGTGGCATTGACTACAACGATTTAAGAATTTCATTAATCTTATCATCTACATTTTCTGTAGCCGTTGATTTTACTTCTGCTATCGGTGATTTTGGAGCAGATACTGGTTCTGGATCATCTTCTGTTTTTTCAGAGGCTGGTGCCTTTTCCGTACTTACATCAATCATCTTCTTATCTTCAAGATCTGCCGGATTGAATTCGGTGGGATTTGTTTCTGATTTTGTCTTTGTAGACTTACAGTGGAAATGGTCGTTCAACATTTCTTCTAATTGTGTATAAGTCTTTGTATCGAATGCTTTATCCAATTCAAAAAGCTTACCAGAAATTTCTTCTATCTTTTCTTGAGTTAATCCAGGAATTTCACTCTTACCTAAGAACTTAGACGAAATATATGTTGGGTAATCTCCCTCGTTCTTTTCAACCTTAATACGGAAATTACAGCCATCCTTAGTTAAGTCGAAAATTGCTGCACCAAATTCATCAGCATCTTCCCCGCTGACTGCTTCATTAATGATTTTATTAATCTGCTTACCATATCGAAGAATCTTAACAGTATTATCATTTTCAGGTTTCTTAGGATCCTTAACCACGAAAATGTTAACCAGCCAATTTTCCTTACGCTTTAACTCACCAGCGCGTTTCTTTGCTTCCGGTGTATTTTCTCTATACAACTTAATTCGCTCTTCACAAATTGGACACCTTTCACCCCAAGTTGTTGGGCATAAAGCACCTTGATATTGTCCTGTTGCAAAACTATTCCACCCATGTTGAAAATAATGATAAAATGTTCTGTCAGGATGAGTTGTGTTAGGGATAAGTCGTACTATGTAAGAATTACCTACCTCTGTTTTGAGAATATCTTTAAAACTTCCATTACTGGACTTTTGATTCTCAATTGACTCTTTAATACTATCAAACATTGATTTCGTGAATTTCATACTATTATTATCTCCTTTAATTACTGTTCATTATTAATATACGACGATTTGAAAATAAATCAATCATCTTTTTTGTTCTTTTTGTTGTAAATAGTTATCTACTATTTTACTGATTTTGTTTATTCCTTCTTTAACTATATTCTTTGCTGTCTTTGAGTTATTGTATCTTGTTTTATATGAGTGAATGTTTGTTGCCATCGTATCTAAAAATAACTCTTGTTCGTCTTTTGGGATGTTACTAATAATTACTTCAAGATTAGGAAACTCTAACAGTGAATAAACACTAATCTCATAGTTTTTAAAATGGGATGTCCAACTATATGTTATTCCTTTTTTATGTGTAACATATTGCGAAATTGGTATATCATTTTTAATGCAAAACATAGCTATATAATGTAACGATTGTTTTATAAAATCAATTTGTGTTGGTGCATCTGGTGATTGTTCCCTAAGTTGCTTCATATAAATTGTATAGGTTTTAATTGCCTTTTGAGTACCAAAATAATCTAATGGAAAATATTCTTGATCTGGATAAACATCAAAAGGTGCCTTAAAATACAAATATGGTTTTATCTGAGGAAAGTTTATGAACAAATTGTTAATTTTGTGTAAAGATATATAATCAGCTTCTTTTTCAAAGTCTGTAAAATCTTTTCTAACCTTGAATGGTTTATTTCGGGACGAACGAGAAACGGTAAGATATAAGTTATAGTATTGCTTTTCTTTGTCGGTCATTCACTAACTCTTTGATTTTGTTTTTTATTATCTTGGATTTACACAATATCGGAAATCTAATTATTAAGTTGTATAGTAATACTCGGGTATCATCTATCTCACTAATTTGCTTAAAGCATTCTCGAATATTTTTATTTTCTAATAACAAAGATAACAGCAAGGTTTGATTAACACGTTTGTTCTTAATGATCGAAATGAATGCACCAAATTGTAATAGTGATGCATTGAACTCTTCTTCATTAATACGATAAATTGGATTGTTCAAATTTATCTTACTAATTATATCATTTATTTCGAACAACTCTTTCATATAATTAATTACTCTAAGTTATTCAAAATCAAGATTGTTTTATTTGATTTGTTTTAGCGCTTTCGTAAATTCCATGAATGTTTTTGTTATAGAACAACCAGCAGCATACTCATGACCACCAGTAGCTCCAGGGCTACCAAGTTTTTCTGCTAGTTTAGCAAGGTTTACGTCATTTATTTCCTTTGCTCTACGAAAACTAACATGGTTCTCTTTTGTATTAACAACAATCGAAATATCTGCCTTAAAATCTTTCAATAAAACATCCGATACATCATTTATATTCTTTTCTGTAAAGGTAGCACAAACATATCGTTCTTTATCTTGAATTTTAAACTTTCCTGCATAAACTTGTAAATTCTGTTTTATCTGTTCTATCTTGTTGTTATAGAATTTTATGACATTTTCATGTTCTAAACTGAACCCGTAAAATCCTTTAGCAAACGTTTTAACAAATGTGTCAAAGGCTTTATTAACATTCCAAAACAATGTATTAAGTTTATGAGAATCTGGTATATCTAAGGTATAAGAATCATAGTCAGAGGTTAATATGATCATCTTCTTTTGAGCATCATTTAATACTAAATTGTTAAGCTTCTTAAAAATCTTGTATATCAATTCTGCTGCAGAGGGGTAATCCTTTACCACAGCAATAGCATTTTTATACTCTGGTTTATGCGAAGAGTGGTGATCTATAATAAACATATTTTTCTTATCAATCAAATCTTTATGTTCAGAAACATCTAAATCTGTAATGTAAATTTTATCATAATCTTCTATGTTATTAGAGATTAACCAATTAGTAAAATCTGTTCTGAATCTTTGTGATGTAGTAGCAACGTAGGGTAGTGATTGACCCAATGCCCAAGTTAGTACTAAATAACTAGTAACACCATCTAAATCCCAATGCGTAAAAACACATGTCTTCATTTTGCTAATTTACCTAACGTTGTTTCTGCTTCATGAACTTGTGTATTATCTGTTTGTTCATCTTCTGTTTCATCAATAGCTAAACTATCATAGTCTATACGAAATGTAGTGCTACCAAAGTTTTGTCCCATTCGATTCTTTTGAATCCCCAAATGCAGTATTCCCAATTCCTTATCAGTATCGCTAGACCATATACAAGCCTGAAAATCTGCTGTCATTGCTAAACCCATTGATTCACTCGTTGTTTCCAAACCTGGATTAAGTTCTTCAAACGCTGATCTATTTAACTGTGTAGCCGTAACCGTTGGACATCTAAATATATATGATAGTGCTCTTATTTGTTCTGCAACCATTTTAACATCTGTATACAAATTACCTGATATAATTGTCGGTTGAATTAGATTAACATAATCAAGTATTATTGCGTCTGGTTTTACTTTTTTCTGTGTTATTAGTTTTTGTATATATGCTTTAATAGTATTAACTGTTACTGATTTTGGTGGATATTCTTTTATGAACAATTTTGCATACGGGTGTTGTGTTTTATATTTCAATAAGAAATCTTTAAGATGGTCTGCTTCCTCTTTTAATGCGTGTATTGGTATTCGTGATAATTGACCACTTATTCTTTGTGCGTATATATTCTCAGACATTTCCATCGAAATGATAACTACTACTTTTCCTTGGTTAACCATATTAGTAGCTAAGTTTCCTAATACGATCGATTTACCAACATTTGTTACTCCACTAAAAACATATAATGCGCGGCCGTCTTTAAAGAACCCGCCGCCCATTTTTTTATCCAACCATTTATAACCGGTTGAAATATACTCATGAACTTCTTTAATATCTGTAATATGTTTATCAATTGAGTCGAAATAACTACAACCCAAATCTTCTATTAAACTAATGTTACAAGCATCTTCAAACAACTTCAAGGTTAATCCTGGATTAATCTTTGATGTCTCTCTTGAATAACCATTAGCTGTTTGTAATACTGCGTTATAAACAGCTCGCTCTTTTAAGAATGTTTCGGTTGTTTCTATTAAACTTTCTTTGTTGTATTTTGTATCAAGTTGCTTAAAATTTAACAGAACATCTTTGTAAGATTTCTTTTGATCTTCTGTAGTCAGGTATGTTCTTAATTCTGTTAAATTTGGAACAACACTCTTTTTCTTATAATATTCTTTAACTGTGCTCCAAATACATCGAACATTTTCACTTTTAAAATATGCTGGTTGAACAATATCTACAATTGATGATAAATAGGGTTCATCCATCAGTGCATTAAAAAGAATGACATATTCGAAAAAATCACAATCAATTTTAAGATTGTTCTGGGGTAGTTGTTGTGTCATTAAGTTGACTATAGATTATTTGTTTGTTTAAAACAGTTTCTAATTTCGGAAGTATTTTAGTGTCCCAAAATGCTGGATCATGTTCCCATGTTTTTGCATATCCAATCTTTTCACCGTCCAATTCAAACGTTGGACCTGTTGCTTTAAGAATACCAAATCCTACAGCCATATCCTTCAATCCAGAATATTTATCTAGTCCTTTTTGGAAGTTTAAGAATAATTCTGTTTTTAGGAATGGTGGAACATGGCGATTCTTAACCGTCATTGCTGATAGAATAACACCATTAACCTTATGAGCTAACGGTAGGATGTCTTCTGGGTTTGCACTATCTTCAGCTTTTTCTGATTTAACAGATAATTGTACTAATACTGAAGCTAAATATAATGGTCCTTTGCCACCAGATTGATTCTTGATCATTGATGGATACAAGCACATTGGATCATCATAAACATGGTTTGTGAATATTAATGTGGTATTAGTCATAGCGCATTTATTTGTCAATACACGCATCATACTCTTAATGGTTTTTGCTCTGAGTCCCATATCTACGGCATCTTTGCCTGCTGCAGCGTCTTTAAGTTCCTTAGAAGATGCCAAATTGCCTAAAGAGTCAATACCTATTACAAACTTACCATAAAGCTCTTTATGTTCCTTAACCATATCAAGAAAAGCACAAATCTGATTTCGACAATCTTCGACTGTTGCAACAGGATTGTGTTTTATCCTGTTAGGATTGGCTCCAACGTTACGAGCAATTTCAGCATCTTCAGCATTTTCTGAATCCCAAATAATACCCCACACATCCGGATCTTTCCTTTGAGCATTTCCTATAATCTTATTTAGTATTAGGGTTTTGCCACAACCAGTAGGCCCAACTAAACCAATAATTCGTCCCTTAGGAACACCCTTATGTAGTGATCCTGAAAGAATAGCATTTAATGCCATGCTACCAGTATCAATAAACTCATTAACAATAGATAAAGCATTATCTGATAGAATTGCAGATTCTGGATTAAGTTTATCTATAGCAGCAAAAGCATCTGCTACATTTTTAGGAATTTTTTCAGTTTTCATTAGTTATCAAAAAGTTTGATTATATTATCGTCTTGTTTTTGAGCTGGTGCTTGAGGTCGACTTTGTGGTTTTGGTGCCTGTTGCATTTGAGCATAATTAGTAAATAACTGTGCGTATTGTGATTGCAACTTGAAATCAAATGTAACTTCTTTTGTTGGTTGTGCTATATTCTTCTTACTATAACGCCAAGCAATTCGTTCATCCTTATCACCTAAAAATTCTCTAAAGAATAATGGGAATAATTGTAAACTCATTCGTGTACCTTGACCGTCTTGGACTGGTACGACATGAACTACAACTGGATTAAAAATTTCAATTACTTCGGTATCTTCCTTAGCTAATTCACCAATAATTGTCCGACCAACGGAATCGAGAAATGTTACTAATTTTTTGTTTTCCATGTTTAACTCCTATCTTAATAATTTATGGTATTTTTCATGAAAGTCAAGCCAGTAAATCAAATAAATCCACGGCCGTTTCTGCATTTGGATCTTTCATTCTCCAACCAACTACGCTAAACAATCGTTCGACTGCTGCTGTAATTGTTTTTTCGAACATCTTTTTATAATCTACCTTAATACCAAATTCGTTTGGATACTTATCAATGAACCCCATAGATTCAATACTAAATGCATTAGGTTCAGTATAGAAGAATTTTACCTTTATACCGTCATGAACCTTTTCGTATTTACCAGCTAAATTAAACCGATCTAATAACTCATTGTAATAGAGTGAAGATTTAACATGAATTGGTGTATGAAGCCCCATAGTAAATTTGTTCGACATATTCTTGTATTTTTCGAAATTGTGTAAACCTCTTGGAAATGCTACTTCTTCGACTGATAATTGTTTAAACTTTTCATAGCTTTCCATATATACATTATTAGTGATTTTTTCATTTTTCGTCTTAATCATTGTTTCAACAATGTTTTTAATTAAGGGTTTAATCTTCTTTGCTATTGATGTACTTACTACCTCTACGCCTACATATTTAATCTTATCTTCATCAATACCTTCATCATTAAGAATGTGTAAAATGTATCGTTTCTTTTGAATGAAAATACCTACATCACAAATTGCTTCGCGTTTAAAAACAAATTTCGGATCAAGTGAATTTACTTCTCTTTTTGCCCACTCTGTTACTTTAGTATTAAGTACATGTTCCAAATCATCAACTAAATCAATAACCTTAGGATTAATTTTATTATTAATTAGAAATGGTAGATTAATCTTCTTTAGTATTGGTTGAATAGTAATGTA